GTTCATCTCCGAATTGAACTTCAACTTCTTTGATGTTCTCTTGGTAAAATCTGTTGTAAACAGTTCTTACATTTTTAATAACACTCATAGGATTGATCATTTTCTTTTTCTTTGGGAAGGTTTAGCTGGTGGAGCTTTTTTATCAGATTCTGGATTCCACAGTTTAGGGTTAACAATGCCTGCTGTTTGCTTCCAACCTTTTAGGCCTGTTTTGAACTTATCATAGTAGAAATCAAACATGTCTGTTTGTTTCTGGCATGTTGCAATATCATAGAAAGTTTTTTCCTCTCCATTTTCCTTATCAACATATTCAACAAGATATGCTGTGTATGGTAGTTTTTTGTCCTCTGCTAATTTAGGATCACATTTCTCGTGAAGTACTTTCATTAGGATCTATTCCCCCATGTAATTTCTGGATATGCTTCTGCCACTAATTCCTTAGTGATATTATATTTTGTAGTTAGAAGTTTGTCCTTGACAAGAACAAGGATTTCTGCTTCTGGTTCTGGTAGTGTTTGGAGAATATTAATGAATACACTCTCTCTTTTGATTTTATTCATAGCATCATCACCACCCTTTACAAAGCGATAGAATTGCCTTGCAGAATTACGAATAGTGGTTCTTTGTGGGATACCTTGTTCTCTGTTCGCTTGGACATCACCCTCTACAGGTTGATATGGAACAGGGCCATCTGGTAACATAGAAACCACAGTTTCGTCAAAGTTCCAAATCATTACCATTTTGAAAGAGTCGTCTCCATAAGTACGGAGAATCTCTAACTTTTTAGCTTTTACTCTCTCAGAATCTACTGCTTCTAAGATCTCATGAACCATAGGATTCGGTGGCAGTGTTTTCTTTTTAACTGTCACCGTCCTTGGTTTCGTTGCCGTTTTACGAGTAGAAGTAGTCTTCTTTCTCGTGGACGTAGATCTAGTCTTCGTCGATGTCGTCTTCTGTTTCGCTGGTGTCATTTGGATTTTCAAACCTCAAGGCTACTATTTCATCGGCAATTAACATGCCGTTCTCATCATACATCTCAGGATGGACAAAAGCTTCATTCCTATGTTGCATGTTGACGTAATTGTTTTGTTGCGCTAACCAGCCAATTATACCACCTAATATCAAGAATGTAAAGCATAATATACTGAATATGACAAGAAGTACTGATGATTCCATTGGATTCCTCCCAAGGCTAACTGGTTTTCTTTTTTATATCTAGTGATAGTCGGAACTCTCTGCCAAATAATGAGAGTTTGATATCAAAGACCTTTGGTGTTTGTTTTGGCGGTTTCTTTTTATCTCCTTTGAGTATGAGTTCTACGCCTTTATTTATGTCCATATTCAGAGGATTCGGTGTTCTTTTAGGTATTTTAATGTTTCATTTGCATTACCTAAATTTTTACCGTCTAAAACCACCTGTGGCATGGATAGCGTATGAGGGAACTGAGATTCAAACTCCTGTACAGTATAGTCTTTGTTTAGTTCCTTGTACTCATAGTCTTTGCCCAGCAGTTCAAGAACAGTTTTAATCTTGAAACACATAGGACATTCATTTTTTCCGTAAATTGTAAACATAATTAATACCTAATTACTTCGACTTTTTCCCACTCATGTTCAAAAACACATATGGCACCATGAGTTTCTTCATTGTAGCATACTGTAAAATATGTAGATAACTTTCTACCATCCAATCCTCTGTTAACTTTGTCACCTACAAAAAGAACCCGACCCTCTATGTGGCCGAGTCTTGCAATAGAACCCTTACGGATTGCCTTGGTTCTCGCAGTATCTAAGAAAAGAGGCTTCGATTCCTCTGGTATCTCTTTTACCTTGCGATACCCAGAGATGACAGAATTCGTAGAGGTGACGGACATTTTCGAGAGTGTTGTATTTTTTTAAAGAAAGAAATGTTTGTTGGCGTAGTGCCATACGTTCATCACGATATCTTAAATCACTCACTTTCCTCTTCCTTCTCCATTCTATCAATGGCAGTAGACATCTTATCAAATAAGGTTTCCGTGCCTTGAATATTGTCTAGATGTGCAATAATACCACCTAGTTCTCTTACAACGTAAGGTTTTTCTACTCTCGCTGCAAAAGCAAGTGCGTCACGAAGATGGACTTCTGCCTTCTTGAGACTTTCTAAGGTTTGTTCTGATAGTGCCATTAGTCTTTCTTAATTGAGTTCCAATCGTCTTGGAATAATTGTAATCCCTTGTCGGTTAGAATGTGGTTGTACATCTTGCCAAATATAGCAGGGGGCATGGTAACAACGTCTGCTCCTACTGAGAAACAATCTGCAACATCTTTCACATTTCTGAGTGATGCAGCAAGAACTTGAGTTCTTGACAGGTGTTCTCTATATAGTTTCGCAATGTCCTTAACCAACCCTAAACCATCAAATGAATTATCATCAACTCTTCCTACAAATGGTGAAATATATGTAGCTCCTGCCTTTGATGCCAGTATTGCCTGTGCAACTGAGAAACATAGTGTTACGTTTACTGTAAATCCGTCACTTGACAGTAACTTACATGCTTTTAGACCTTCTACCGTCAATGGTACTTTTATAGTGACGTTCTGCATATCTTTGAACGCCTGTGCCTGATTTACCATTTCAAGAGCCTCATCTGCAACTACCTCTGCTGATATGGATTCAAAAAATGGGAACTCTCCAGATATTTTCTTAATTGTTTCTACAGGATCTCCACCGCTTTTGAGTATGAGTGATGGGTTTGTTGTCACACCGTCAATAAGACCTGTTTGATTAAACTTGTAAATGTCTTCAAATACGGCAGTATCAAGAAAGATTTTCATTTTTTGATTTTTTGTTCGCTTTTTTAATAAGTTTGGCGTAGAGTACGTCTTCTCTACTATAGAGGGTTGGAAACTGTTTTGCAACTTTTATTAACCTTTTTGCTGTTTTTCTCTGGGATTCAACACACATTTTGTATTTTTTCGTATCATTTCTTTACTATTTAGCATAGGTGATAAGTAAAAATACGCACTGGACTCATTTAAAGATTGTCTTAACTTTCTAACCACTAAAAGTTGTTTTTCAAGTGAAGTCATCTAGTCTTTGTTTCTATTAGCTTTGCAGTTTCTATCTCATCGCTTTCATCTGCATTTGTATGATGAGTGACTTCTTTAAGTGTTTTGAGATACTCTATAACATGTTCTCTGATCTCCATGAGTTCATTGAAACAGTTTTGATTATGAGCACAACCACGGAGGTCGGGATCTGGTTTATAAACTGATTCTGTAAAGAGATCGAGTGCCCTTTGGTATCTTGAGGCATCAGACTCATCTTTGCCTATTGAATTTTGATCATGCATGACTATAAATTGGGTTTTTCAGTTATATATTTGTCGGCGCCTGTTACCATTTTTAGTTTTTCAATCGCCAACCATTGATTTTCCATTTCTCCAACAAGATATTTGATTCTTTTTTCATTTATCTCATTTTGTTCTAAAAGATGAGCAATAGTATCAGTAAGTGTCTGAGTATTACCGTCACCATCTTTTAAAGATATGGAATAACTTGTTTTTAATTTACGAATTAAACGCCTTTTCAATAAAAAATAAAGAATCAGATTTAATACAATAACATAAATCATTTTTTAGATCTTATTGCTCCCCATGTCAACTGGAGAAGTCCTTGAATAGTTGATAATAGAGGAAATGGTCTACTTGCACCAATTTCATCAAAAACATCCATATTCAACTTGAAAGCATAGTTTGCTTCGTTGATAATCAGTTCACCATCAGACCAAGTGATAGGAAGATTATCTAAAGCAGTTCTATACCTAGTTTTGAAGTGGCCTGGATTGGAAATTCCTTCAAATTCATAGAAAGCAAGTCCTTCTCCATTCAGACCCATTGATTTATTTGCAATATTCTTCAATATTTGACCACCAGACAAGTCACCGAGATAACGTGTATAGTGATGTCCTACTAAGAACTTAGCATTGATCTTTTTGACTCTCTTGACGTAATTTCTACAGGCATCTGTAGGAGAAATAGTGTTTCTCCAGTTTTCTCCCCAATAAAACTCACAATCCTTTTCGAGAGCAGGCACACGTTTGAGTTCATCAAACGCTATAGGTGCGATAAAAGGATCATCTTTAAATTTCTCCACTTGTTCCTCAAGGGCGGTGTATATAAAGTAAAAGTCTGCAATGAGTTGTTTATAACTCTCTTTACTTACCACACCAGCGAGAAAGTTTGTGACAAACCCTGTATTCTCAGCCATTGAGTGAGATTTAGAAGTATCCTTTTTAATTTTTTTAGAAAATGTGGTTAAAGTCATAATTTCATTCTACATCATTTTTGTCTTTTTGTCTAGTAGGTGGATGAAGAGATTCATCTATTGCTGGATGAAAAGAGTATTCATTGTTCCATTTGTACTTAGTGTTGTTCAATTCATGTTTTTTGGGTTTTATTCCCAATAGTTTTTTAATTGTCTTTAGCATCTAGATAATCCACAAATAAAATACCTTCTAAATGGTCAATTTCGTGCTGAACCACTCTGGCAGCGATACCATCTAGTTTCCATTTCTTATATTTACCATCTTTATTTTGAAAGGTTAGTTTTATCGACTTTGATCGTAAAACTTCGCCATTCTGGTCTGGTACACTCAAACACCCTTCATCAAGTAGAACTTTTTCTTCGCTTTTCCACGTTATTTTGGGATTTACCATCAAATGAGCATATTTTCCGTGTTCTTCTGTAGACTCATCTACTATAATGACTCTTTTATTAATACCTATCTGTGGTGCAGCTAAACCGATGCCATCTGA